TTACACGTTGGCTGCACGATATGACAGGCGACACCTACCGGGCTCGCGCCAATGCGCTTGCAAAGGCCGCCAGATGACCGCGCCGGCATGCATGCGCTGCGCCATCTGCCGCCGCCCGCTGCTCCGTTCCGCAGTGCCTGGCCTGCACATCGGCCCCAAGTGCGCGAGGTCGCGGGACCTGATTGCGCCAAACGAAAACGGACTCGCTAGAGTCCCATCTGGACGGACTCACCGCAGTCCTGATTCTCAGCAGGTTGATTGGGTCAATTTCGTCAACAGCACAAGAGGCGCCGAAGCATGAGCAACGTCGAAGAACGCTACGCCAGGGCCACCGGCTCCAGTCACCTGGAGGTCAAGCGGCATGAAGAGGCCCCTGGTGACGCTGACACGATCATCGCGGCCGGCATGTCGGAGCCTCTGGGAACGCTGCTGGCCCGCTTGAAAGCTGAGTGGGACTCGATCAGCCGCCGAGAGGCGCAGCAGGCCGGCAACAGCCTGACGGCTCGCCTGCTCATCCTCATGCAGCTCCGCAGCTTGGAGCCTGCCCGCCTCGCCCTGGTGGCCTACGCGATCTCTCACGCCAGGGACAAGGCACTGCCCGACCGCAGCGCCACCCCTCGCGCCGAACTCCGCGCGCTGACGCAGAAGCTCGGCCAGGATCTGACGCCCGACGACCGCGCCGCAACCGTGGCCGCCCATCTCGCCAAGGTCCGCGAGGTCAGCGATGCAGCCGCCGCGCATCATCAGCGCGTGGTAAATCTGGTGGGTAAGGTGCTGGAGGCTTGGCTCGACAAGATTTGCGAGCCCTGCGCCGGCCGTGGGTTCTCCGGTGGTGTCGGCGCCCCTGTGGTCCTGTGCAGCGCCTGCAAGGGCTCCAAGGTTCGCCGCACCGGTCAGCTATCAGACGTTGCCGGCGAGCATCAATACGGGCTCTGGCTGCTCAATGTCATTGAGATCAAGATCGCCGGGTCCATGGGCCAGATGGCCAGGAAGACGAGGCAAGGATGAATTCAGACGACATCGCAACATTCGAGGCCAGCGCTGCGATAGCCAAAGTGCTGCGCGATCTTGAGACAAAGACCGGCCGGGCCGTGAACAGGGTTGATGTCCGCGAAGTCAGCTACCGGTCATTCGGCGAGCCGTCAACCCGGCATCTCAGGACCGTGGAGATAGACCTGGGCCCGAGGCCGGCAGAAGGGTGGGGGTCATGAGCGGGGCAGGGGCGAAGCTCTATTTCCTCCCCGCAGAACATGCGCCATTGCACGACGGAAGGCTCGTTCGCAAGGCCCGGTTCTACGGTGGCAGCGGCACCGAGTTCATCGGCATTCAGTGCGTTTCAATCCGCCCGGCTGATGCCCATGAGCAAGACGGTATCCCAGACGCTCTAGTTTGCAATGTGGAGATGCTGCTAGCGCCCGGCGAATGTGTGAAAGTCGACAAGCCGCCGCCTCGGGCCTACGCCACCCTCGAAGAGCTCAGCGCCCTGGTTGCAAGCTGGCGCGCCCATTGGGCTGTCGCGCAGCCTGATGGAGACGATTGCGGATCGGACTCGCTCGACGCGGGCATGGAGAGGTGCGCCGACGAGCTGGAGGCCCTGATTGAAACTCTGACTGCGAGGCAGGGATGAAACACAAAACCTCCGAACTCACCGGCGCGCTGCTGGATGCGGCAGTGGCGAAGGCCACGGGCAACGAGATAGCCATTCGATGCGATGGAATTGCTGTGCGCGACCTTGATGCCGGCCCAGTGGCATGGATGGCCACATTCCGCCCATCTGTGAATTGGAAGCACGGCGGCCCGATCATCGAGCGCGAGGGCATAGCCACCTGGCGCGGCATGGTCGGATGGCACGCCATTCACCCCCACTACTTCAAGACCGGATATGACGGTCGCCACGAGTACATCGATGTCGAGTCTGGTGATTGCTGGGATGGCCCCACATCATTGATCGCGGCCATGCGCTGTTACGTCGCCTTGAAGTTTGGCGAAGAGGTCGAGTTGTGATTGCGCATAAAAACGCTTGACAAGCCTCATTCTTGCCCCAGAATTCTCAACAAGAAAGGACGAGCACCGCCCCGCAAGGGCCTGATCTTCTGCCCCAACGGGCTACACAGCGTTCCTCGGGCGCTTAAACCGGCTAGACCGGTAGAACATCAGATGGATAAGCTCGCCCCAAAGAAACCCGCCTCGCAGCAATGCCAGGGCGGGTTTTTTCATTTCCGAAGCCCTGACGGATTAGATCAGGAGCGCCGGCTAGGACTGGGAGAGCCCGGTCGCAGCGTGGGACTGGCGAACCCCTAACGGCATCAAGCAGCCTTACACCACGGCGCCTCAGATCGGAGCCATCGAGCAGGGTCAAAGCGAGGGCAGGGCATTGCGTCCGCTGCCACGGCTCCTGCGGCATACATCGGGCAAGACTCGGCCGGAATGGCCCCGGATCAGCGTAACCGGGAACATCAATGACAGGTCGCGCCGGGCTTAACCGTCGCGGGAACTGGCTGAGTAAGCCAGCCTGTCACCCTTTCGCCCGCCTCACGAACGCGCACCCAGCCACACAAGATCCAGTGCGGCAGTACCGGAGGCGGGCACCCTAAGCGCCCCTCATTCCCCTCAGCTGGCCAGGGGCCGCCCGGGCGCAAATACGGGTGGAGAAACTCGGCGCTGCGCTGCCCGGCGCTCAAGAAATCAGCGGGGCAGCACCGGCAGGGCCCAGCGGCGCAGGCCGTAGACCGATGGGCTTCTAGTCCGCATGAGGAGACGGACATGGCATTGACCGCAAAACAGAAGGTGTTTGTTGCCGAGTACTTGGTGGACCTAAACGCAACGCAGGCAGCAGTTCGCGCCGGCTACAGCGAAAAGACGGCCTATTCAGTCGGCCATGAAAACCTGAAGAAACCTGAAGTGCAGTCTGCAATCCAGGCGGCAATGAAATCGCGCAGTGAGCGCACAGAGATTGATGCTGATTGGGTGCTGAAACGCTTGGCGCGTGACGCAACCGCAGACCTTGCGGACCTATACAGCGAGAGCGGCGCACTGAAGCCTGTTCATGAATGGCCAATGGCTTGGCGCACTGGGCTTGTGGCTGGCATCGAGACGGTGCAAGAGAGGGACGGAGACGGCCCGGATGGCGCTCCTGTCTATGCCACCGTCCGCAAGGTGAAACTGCTCGACCGCACAAAGCTTGTTGAGCTGATTGGTAAGCATGTTGATGTGGGCGCATTCAAGGACAAGGTTGAGCACAGCGGCGAGATCAAGACGCCTGAACTGAAGCTGGTGCTCCATGGAACTAAGCCTTCACCCGCAGCAGACTGAGGCGATTCTCTCCACCGCCACGGAGATCCTCTACGGAGGCGCGGCAGGTGGCGGCAAGAGTCACCTTCTGCGTGTTGCTGCAATTGCGTGGTGCACGGATATACCAGGGCTTCAGGTCTACATCTTCCGGCGCCTGTCGGATGACCTGGCCAAAAACCACATGGAAGGTCCGAGTGGATTCCCGGCCCTGCTGTCGGAGTGGATCGAGGCGGGGCACGTCAAGATCAATTGGTCCAAGAACTTCATTGAGTTCTGGAACGGGGCAAAGATTCATCTGTGCCACTGCCAGTACGAGAAGGACGTTACCAAGTATCAGGGCGCTGAAATTCACGTCCTGATGCTGGATGAGTTGACCCACTTCACGGACAAGATCTATCGCTATCTGCGCGGCCGGTGCCGTGCTGGATCGCTCAAGCTGGCGCAGAAATACAAGGGGCTGTTCCCTCGCATCATCGCCGGGTCCAACCCGGGCGGCATTGGTCACAACTGGGTGAAGGCGACATTCATCGACCCGGCCGCCCCGATGCAGATCGTTCAGCAGCCAAAGTCTGAAGGCGGCATGCGTAGGCAGTACATCCCTGCCAAGCTTGCGGATAACCCGACGCTGGCAGAGAACGATCCTGACTATGTGGACCGGCTTGAGGGCCTTGGAAACGCCGCTCTTGTGCGTGCGATGCGCGACGGCGATTGGAACATCGTCGCAGGCGGAATGTTCGATGACGTTTGGGATCAGTCCAGGCATGTGCTGGCGCCTTTTGCCATACCGACGAGCTGGCGCATTGATCGTGCCTTTGACTGGGGTAGCAGCAAGCCTTTCAGTGTCGGGTGGTGGGCCGAGTCTGACGGCACCGAGGCCATCATGTCGGATGGTACGAAGCGCACATTCCCGCGCGGCACTCTGTTCCGTATCGCTGAGTGGTACGGCTGGAACGGCAAGCCGAACGAGGGATTGAAGATGAGTGATGCCGGCATTGCTGACGGCATCGTGAAGCATCAGGTTGACATGGGGCTTCAGGCTCGGGTCAAGCCAGGCCCAGCAGACAGCAGCATCTTTGATGAGACGAACGGGGACAGCCCGGCCAAGATCCAGGAGCGCCATAAGGTGCGGTGGGAGAAGGCTGACAAGTCTCCAGGGTCACGAAAGCGCGGATGGCAACTGATGCGCGGCCGCCTCATGGCTGGCAAGGCAGATCGGATGGAAGAGCCTGGGCTCTTCGTTTTCGAGAGCTGCCGCCAGTTCATCCGCACATTCCCGGTCCTGCCTCGCAGTGACAAAGACCCCGACGACATCGACACGGACGCTGAAGACCATATCGCCGACGAGTCGAGGTATCGAGTGTTGGCAGTCAAGCGAGAAACGACCGTGACACCTCTCCGAATGTGAACCTATGGCCGCAACTGTTGCAACCCTCTCCGATGACATGGCCGCAGCGCTCCCTGATGTGGAGCTTGCGCGCGCCTTGCTGGGGGGGACTCGCGCCATGCGAGC